ATCCTTCTGTTCTACAGCCCTAACGGTCCTTCTGATTCCATCATGCCTGCTGGTGGTGCGAATGCTGCGACTCCTGCCTTCTCTTACACATATCAGCTCACAGGCACCCCCGCCGTCCGTCCCGAATACTACATTCGTGAACGCCGCGTTGTTCGTGCTGAAATCACAATTGAACGTGTGGTTAACCTAGTTGGCCTCGGCGCAACTGGTCTTATTGGTTCTGGCGCTATGATCACCAACATCCTATCCTGATAAGGGAAGGTAACAAGGAGGTGACCCAATGGCTATTCTCAGACCGATTACAAAGTCCCAGTACGAAGTTAGCTTCGTAGCTCCTGACGGACCCACACTAATCGCCACGTTTACAAAATTCAGCGGAATCAAGGATTCCTCAAGTAGCAGTGACTACGCCAATGGTACTGGTAACCGTATTTACAAAGTTGTAGGCCCCAAAAAGGTAGACAACATCTCCCTTTCTGCTCCGTACGATCCCACGATCTTCAAGCAGTTGGAAATTTACTGGTTGCAGTACAATTGCCGAGAAATCACAGTTACAGTCACCCCGAAGGACTGTGTTGGAAACGGATCAGCCCCTGCTGGCGGCCAATACACTTGCTACGGGTGTCAGTTTATGTCTCTTAATACCGCCGATGTTGACCGTGAAAGCGGCAATGTTCAGGAAATTGAGATTCAACTAACCGTGAACTCTTGGGACCGAACCTGATTCTCAACTCGAAAAGCCCCCTAACCGGGGCTTTTTTGTGCCCACAAGAGGGTAAAACCTTTGTAAGAATAAACCTTAAGAAGAAATGGCCAAAACTCTATTTTCAAGTGGCGTTGTCGTAACAAGTGAGTGGCTAAATGGTGCAAGGAACATTGTCTTCGACGGCCAAGACCTTGACTGGCACTATGACCCCTTGGGTCTCGACGACCTTGAAAAGACAGGGCCTACAGGCTTAGACAGCCGCTACGTTACACTGACCACTGAGCAACCAACTTTGTCGGGCACCGGCCAACTTCTGTCTGGCACACCTATTTCTGGTTCAAAAGTTGTCTCAGGGTACTGGGGCTTCGGGTTTGACCCCGCCTCAAATCCCACACTCACTCAGAACTATAACAAAGCTCCGCGAAGTTTCCTGACCAACCTTAAGTACAATAACGCCAACGGCATAAGCCCATCCTCAACCAGCCAGAAATTTGCAGCGTTAGCAGACGCAGACCTTGTAACGAAAAAAGTATTGTCCGACCAGTTGAATGCTCTTGTGGTGGACAACGGTACATACTGAACGGAGAATTTAAATGCCACGTTATTCACCGTTACCGTCGGTTTCCATTGACCCGCGCAATGAAGCTGACCTGGTTAAAGCAGCGGCTCAAACCGTTTACGAAGCGTCTAACAAAACCCTGAACGACTTCAGTGCGGGAAACCCTCTCGCTGTCCTCCTTGAGGGGCAGGCTTTTGCGCAGGGAGAATTCTTGTTCTGGGCCAACCAGCTCCCTGACAAAATTCTCATTGAGTGGATCGGACCCTTTTTGGGGGCAATGAGGAGGCTCGGAACAACCTCAACAGCCGAGCTGGTAATTTCGGTACCACCTACAAAGAGTTCCACTGTTATTCCCGCAGGGACCCTGTTCTCTACAAACCCTCAGCTAACCTCAGGAGAAAGCTACGAGTTTGTTACAAGCTCCGATCTGGTGATTCCGCCTGGAGACCTCACCGGCAGAATCCCCGTTTACTCAAAGTTTGTTGGCGCCGCCTACAACGTTCCCGCAAACTCAATCACTCGTACTTCAAACACAGGGACACTCAACTTATCTGCAACAAACCCTCAACCGTCTGTCGGCGGAAGTGACGTCGAGACTTTTCAGGAAGTTCAGGAAAGATTCTTCACACTAATTCGTAGGAGAAACCCCGTCAGTGGTACCGACTGGCAAGATTTCTTCACTGATTTGTACGGTGTAGGCACTTTGACCTCTGTCCAACCGAATCGCTCCAGCTTCTACGGATACAATTACACGCAAGACTACCTTCGCCCCAACGGACAGGTGTCTTTTTTCGTGCTTGGGCCAAACGGACAAGAACTTACAACTCAGCAACTGTCGCTGGGCCAAAATGCAGTAAATTTCTCTGTCCCGATTGAGAATCAAGGACACCTGTTCCCCATTACGTTAAGCCAAGTTCAATACAACTTAACCGTTGAAGTGGACTCCAACGGGACTTTCGGGTCGAACTTTAAGGAGTCTGCACTCAATTTTCGAGACCGTCTCTTCTCAGTTTTGACTCCTGGGCAGGTTTTTCCTGCGAACGTGACTCCGACTGTGAGTGACATCGACGCAGCGTTCTACGCAACTTTCGACACGAACACAAGATTCAAAGATCCATCTGTAAAAGTATCAACCGCATACAACACACCGAACTCCCTCAACAAGGACGCATCCGTATACACAAGTATCTACGATTTTTCCGCGTCTGACAACCTGCTGGAAGAGGGCAACCTTATACTTATCAATAACCCCGCACCGACTTTCTACCCGGTAGAGTCAAACTTTACACCCTACTCTTCAAACAAGAAGGATCAGACGATATACGGCAACCTTACGCTCAAACAGATAAGACCGCTGACATCCGGGTCCTACTCCGTTGGTGACATAGTATATCATGATGGGTCCGGGGATCTAGCCCAGCAAGGGTTGCATATTGTCCTGGAAAACATAAGCATCGGATCTTCTTCTGCTGTTTCTTCGTACATTCTGAACGGGAAGATCTCCGCAGTGAAAACCTTTTCGCCGTGGGAAATTGGAAACTCTTTCACATATTCCTCTGGCGGTACACTAGACCCTGAAATTGTGGAGTATGACTACTCATCAGGAGATTTCATTCCTCAAAGTCCCTCTGCAGTACCCTTAAATAGCCGTGCAGGAGGATTTGCATGGCTAGTCTCAAAAAACTTTACACTCAACCCGTCCACCAACGATATTACTGGTGCTCAGGCAGAGTTTTTAGTCGGGCTTCCCGTGGTTCCTGCTCAGCTCACTGAAGGGTTGTCCTATGCTCAAGGAACGTGGGTTTCCACTCCCGAAGTAGGGGGAGGGCCCAATCCCGTTGTCGACCCTTACTACAACTACGTTGACTTAACAAAAGGCGCAATTGTGAAGTACGCCCGTGTCAATGCAGGCTTCACCTTTAACCCAAACCAGCTACCCATTAAGGAGTACTTTAGTAATCTTGTTGACTCGGGGGTCTTATCGGAAACTCTTGTGTTCAACGGTGACGGGGGCTTACCCTTGTACAAGTACAAAGCACGGTTCAAGCCAGGGCAGTACCTGTTGTATAAGGAAACTTCATCTTCCCCAGCCACTTACTACGTTGCGTCTTCGCACTTCACCCCCAGTAGCACTAACATACAAGATTTGCTTAGCGAGGGTTTGGTTTACAACCTTGCCCCCAACCCTGCACTTCAGACTCAATTGGCTTCCGAGCTAACAAACAACCCACTCCTGCGAAAATTTGACAGAATGTTCACCTTTTTCCAGGGTGATCGCACGTTCTTTCGAGAAGGTTCCGATGTGCAATCCTACACCGCCACCTCCGCAGTCACCCCCCTATTTGACTTTAGCATATATCTGAATAACGGCGTGTTTGTAAAGTCCGAGGAATTCGGCCCGTCTCTTCTTCCCGTAGACGACTACATTCCTTACTTCAACCCTGCATACCTAAACGCCACGGAAGACACGATCTTGAGCGAGGACGGTCGGAACTATTACAGAGTCATGAAGTCATTCACACCCCAGAAAACAGTGACGAACTGGTCCGGCTTACCCGCCGACAACACTTCGAGGTACGAAGAGTACGCGGGCAACTTACTACGGTACGTAGTTTCCTATCGCTGTGAAGAGCCGGTGCTGTCCCAGTACGGTGTGGAAACATCTTCGATTAAGCTTGGATCCTGTCAAATAACTGTGGTTCCTAGGAATACTGGAAGAAACTTTAGCTCGTCACCAAGTTTAACATACGTGTGGGAAAACACATCAACCCTGAGTCAAATTCCTGACTTATCCTGGTACACGGGAACAACTTTTGCACTTAGCCCTCCGAACTACAGAGAGGGGACGTTAGCGCTATGAGTCAGAATCTGGTCGCATTAAACGGGGGAACTGCGCAAATTGAAACATCTTCTTCTTTCGAGCAAGGAGTGAACCTTTTCCCCCAGTACGTGAATGCGCTTAAGCTCAACCCTCGCCCAACTGAGTGGGTTGAAAACGGGAGGCCCATCTACGCACGTTTGCCGTCGGCTTCACAACTCTACAAATTGGACTTTGGACTCGATGAC